CCCACACCCTTCACCTTGAGCAGGGCGACGTCAAGGACTACATCAGCAGCAGGCTGTCCTTCTGGCGGGACGTCACCTTCGACAACGACCTGATCCTCTGCTTCTCCGACTACCCCACCTTCCGCCACGAGATCCACCAGGAGTACAAGGCCAACCGCCTTGGCAAACGCAAGCCCCTTGGTATCAGGGACCTCCGCATCTGGATGGAGCAGACTTACCCAGCCCGTACCTACACAGGCCTGGAAGCTGACGACGTGCTCGGTCTGCTGGCTACCAATGGCACGCTGTCCAACCCCATCGTTATCTCACCCGACAAGGACATGCGCACCGTGCCGTGCCAGATCCTGGTCAACGACCAGATCGAAGTGATCCACCCCGTCGATGCAAACCGTGCATGGATGACCCAGGTTCTAACCGGTGACAGCACCGACAACTACCAAGGCCTCAAGGGCTTTGGCCCTGTCACTGCAGCCAAGACCCTGGCTGATGCCATCACTTTGCCTGAGCTATGGGACAAGGTGCTGGGTGCCTACAAGAAGGCTGGCCGTACCTACAGCGATGCAGTCCACATGGCCAGGCTTTCCCGCATCCTGCGCCACGGTGACTACGACTTCGACACCAGCACCATCAATCTATGGGAGCCAGACACCGACCCCCTCATGAAGGTCGACCAGGCATCCCAATAGTTTCGTAGATCTGCATCAGGCGAGGGTCAGCCTGCACTGCCTTGCCTTGCTGCACATCTTCCTTTGCGATGCGTGATGCCGCCAAGGCCTCGGTCAGTCCCATGCCGAGGCCCTTGCCGACACCTGCGGCACCGCCACCAGTCATCGCAGGTGAGCACATGTCAGCGTCCGCGTCGCTTCTTTGCCATACCAGCTTCGCTCAATGCGATGGCCAGTGCCTGCCGTGGGTTCTTCACCACAGGGCCACCCTTGCCGCTATGCAGTTCGCCCTTCTTGTACTCACGAAGGACAGCAGCAACCTTCTTCTGGCCCTTCACTGCTTCACCTTTCTGGAGACGACACCAGCCAGGATCTCAATGACCCGATAAACACGGGCCACCAGGCGGCTGTACTTGTCCAGCTGTTGATTGTCCTTCGGGGTGGGGGTCATGTTCACCCACACCAATGCCGCCCCATGAATGGCCACAGCCAAGGCGACGTAGTCAGCAACCCGATCCATCGTGTTCCGGTCGGTGTACCTTCCCAGCCTGCCAGGCCTCAGCCAGGTTGTCCCCTGCCTCCTTGGCAAACCACTTCGCTGCTGTCGATTGCTGGTGCCACAGCTGGTTCAGCAGCTCAGCTGCAGCCATCAGCCCATCCAGGTTCTTGTCGTCGTACAGGTCCTGCAGCAGACGCTGTGTCGCCTCTTTGCGGAGAGCCAGTTCCAGTGGCATCTCCAGGGCGTTCATTGGTGCGGCACCTCTAGCCTGGCCACCCTCTGTTCAATGTTGTTCAGCCGGCTGAAGGTCTCCTTGCGGTCAGCCTTGATGTCGACGTGCAGTTGCTCCAACCTGCTGGCCACGTTGTCCACACTGGCGGCCAGGCGGATCACGGCATCCCTGCCTTCACGGCCACGACTGCCCATGGTGCCGATGCCCATGGCACCGACCGTGATGGCTGCACCCACTACAGCTGCCGCTACCTCGATCACTGCCAGTCGTTAGCTACGACAGCAGCCTATCTCCTGCTGCCAAGGTCGCCAATCAGCGACCCTGGCCCCGGCTCTTCTTGCGACCGGGTCTCGGCTTGCTCCTGACGGAGTTGCCGATGCTGGTCTTCTTGTACTTGGCCCGAGATTTGAACTCGACCTTGGCAGTACCAGCCTTTGCTTTGACGGCCATCAGCTGGCCCAGGGCAAGCCGGAGGCCTTGCTAGGGGCACGCTGTTCATCGAGCTGGGCGAGCAGTGCCTGGCCGATTTCCAGCACCTTGTCGCTGCCAAGGGCTTCCTTGACCCAGCCGATCACCTGCTCTTCAGTCAGGTCAGCGAAGGGGATCAAAGTCTCAGGACGCTCAAAGCCAATGGAGCCATAGGCACCGGCGCGGTACACCTGGTCTTCCGACACGGCGTCGATGGTGTAATGGGCAGTGAAGACGTAGCCATCAGCGGTCTCCCGCTCCAGGTTGGCGATCTTCCAAGCAACAGAGACGGTCATTGGTGGTAGGTGGAATCGGTTGAATGATAAAGAGTGATGCCACCTGTTAAAGGCCGGTGGCCCGCCTAGTGAAGGTGACTACTGGGCTTCGGTTACAGGCTCACTGGCGTCGAGTTCTCTGGCAATTTCTTTGAGGTGTTCAGCGCAGCACATACCGTTCCAATCAAAATAAAATTGTTCTGCCACAGTACGAAGAGCGGCGGCAAGCATTTCAGCCTCTGTGACTTCGCAGTTATAAAGATCGGCCAAAGTGCCGTAGGCGTCCCAGACAGCTTGCGCTTGGGGTGAAAGTTCAGACATAGTAGCGGGAATGACTAAAAGGCTTGAGGCAACGAGGAAATTATTTATTTCCTAGAGGTGGCAGTTGCTCTGGTAGTGAGACTGACTCAAGAATTTCTCTGTTTAAATCAAGAGCAGACCAAATAACAGGCATACGAGTATCAATAGCACTGTCGTATGTGCTAATAATGACAGACATTCGGTAACGAGGCGTGTTCTTCCTGATGTACTTAAGAGTTTCATCACTTTGTTCTAGCAGGGGCTGGGACAGGGCGGCTTGAGCGCGGGTCATTGCATCCGAGCAATGCCCCTCCTTCAACTCCCAGGATCTGTAGTGGCAACAAAGCTCTTGTAGCAATTCAGCGCACAGCGCTCGGAAGTTAGTCATTTGAAGTACCAAGCAAAGATGAAAATAAGCAAGACGGCGGAAAGTAACGCGGACTGGCAATCAGTCATTAAGTTGCTCCAGTGCGCGTGCGATGGTGGCGAAATCGTCGTTGTTATGTGGATTCCAGTTGCGGTGCATGGCCTCCAATGCTCGCTCCTTCAAGCTCGGCACTTTCGGACGTCGCCCAGCGCGGAGTGACGGGATTAGATCCCGGTGTGTGGCCAGGTTCTGCCAATGAAGCCAATCACAGCACGCCTCTAGCTCCTTGTCGGCGCCCCATTGGGCGGCGCGGACAGCAACCCAGTTAATTGGACCACATGGGTCTTGTTTGGCTTGGTCGTACCACTGCTGCACCAGCTCCGGCGGCGGGGCAATGGGATGCCTGTAATCTTGTTGGGTCATGGTTTCTAGGGAATCGTGGCCAGGGGCAGGGTGTTGCAAGCACCGCTGCTCCACCAACATACCATGTGCTACAGTGCTGCGGCTGACAAGGCACCGCAACGGTTGTGATATTCCGTTGCATGGGGGCAGGGGTGAGATCCTGCCCCTTTTTAACGCCGAGCAACACGGCGATACTCCTCAAGGAAGTCCTCGCCCATCAACTCCACCAGTTGTTCACGGGTGACGTTGTTGATCAGGCGAAGACATTCCCTGAAGCGCCGCTCGTTTTCCTCCGGTGTGATTTCTTCAGGCATGGAAGTGAGTAGGACTACTAGCGCACAAGCCACTCTTCAACGGAATCGCTGACATCGCGCATTTTGATCCAGCGTGCGCCAGTGACCTGACCTTTGCGGATTCGAAGTTTGCCCATTAGACCAACGCAGTCCCACTCGGGGCGATCTTCACGGTTGACGTACTGCTGATCGGGGTCGTAGGCGGGGTTGAGCTTGCGGCGCTGTTGGATAACAGTTTCGCCTTCATCGTTGACGACCTCGTAGTCCTCTTGGATGTAGGTGCCGTAGTCATCCCGCAGATATTTGCCGCTCCACTTGTTCCAAGCAGCATCACCAACCACGCTGGGGTTGCCGGAGATCACGCCAATGGGATCTTCGCCATCTGCAGCGGGGCGGATTTGGCTGCCGTCTAAAACGACACTGATGCCACGGCGATCTTCCTCATCAGGGTTGCCGTCGCTCCACTCAAAGTATTCGGCGTAGTCAGCACCGCCACCATTCCATGAACCATCGGCGTAAGCTTGGCCGTCTCCACGCAATGTAAACTCTCGGTCGTTAAAAGGATTTGTAGACCCGTCACCAGAATCTGCCGCAATAAAATCAAAAAGATTACTTGCAGCTCGGTAAATACCTTGCTTAAACATTACGTTTGTAAAAGACGTATTGTTTTGGCGCTGCAGGATATTGACGGCGTTTACAGAACTTACAAATTCATGGTATGTGCCAGCGTTATCGTTGTATGTGGCGTTATTTGATGCCTTTAAGAATCCTGCCTGAGTAATCCTCATCCGCTCCGTCGGGCTGCTCGCACCATTAGCGGTAGTGTAAAACTGAAGAGAAACAGGATGACTTGAACCAGAAGTCCAGGTTCCGCCGTCACGAACAGCAGCAATAGTTGCAGCCGTGTTGTGACTATTGTCTGAAAAATAAATGTTACCCAAACCGCCACCAGGGCTGCTGCTATCAGCGGCAAAGATGATCTCCGCTGTTTGACCTCCACCCGAATTTCCTTGGACAAGTACTCTGGTTTGTTTGGACGTAGAAGACGTGCCAACTAACAGACGTCCTGAACTATCAAATCGCCCACGCTCACTACCATTGGCGCCAAACCGTAAAGAGTCTGTCGAATGCTCGTAAATCAAGTAACCACGAAGACTGGTATTGTCTCCGTCGTTGAAGTTCAGGACTCCATCGTTTAACGTGCCGGTCAGAATTGTGATGCCATTATTTGCAGATGTATTGCCGACAACTAATGGAGTGGCAGTATTTTGAGCGCCAGGGTTAGTAGTGCCAATCCCTACACGCCCTGAGGAGTCAAGACGCATTTTCTCTGAGTTTCCACCGCCAGCATCAAGTACGAACGCTAGAGAGTTGCTGTTAGCTGCGGTGCTTCCATTGACCAGCCCCCAAGTATTACCATTGGCAGCCAGCATTAAGCCTGAATAGGCACTAGAGCTGGAGCTTTGATTGTCAATTCTTGACCAGGTATAAGCTGCTTGATCAACACGGAGATGAATAGGTTGGCTAGGGCTACTAGTCCCCAGACCTAAGCGGCCACTGGAGTCCAGGCGCATCCGCTCACTTCCGCCATTACGGAAAGTCAATCCACCATCATTCAGCCGTGAAATAACAGCACCATTGCCGTCTACGGAAATGATGTTAAGGCCACCATTGGTTGCGTCAGTTAGTGCTTTTACAGCAAGAGAGCTAGTGCCGTCAGGTGTTGTGTTGATTCCAGTCCGACCATTAGCATCAACAAACAACCGCCCAGTGCCATTAGTTGAGATGGCTACTTGGTCAGCGCCAGGGGAGTAGATGCCAGTGTTGGTGTCCCCGGTGAACTTCAGAGAAGGGGTGCCAGCAGAACCAAGGGCAAGAGCTGAGTTGCTGCCGTTCTCCCGCATTTGGGGATAGCCGCCAGCGGTGGCTCCGTCGTGGACGACAACGACTTCCTTGTCGGTATCGACGGTCAGCTCACCATTGAGGCCAGTGAAGCTGGAGTGCTGTGCGGTAGTACCGCGACGGCGTTGGATAGCAGTAGACATCAGAGGGCTCCGTAATCGGTTGAGGTGCCTGCGGCCTCAGTAATTAGGCCCCAGTTGAGCAGGTACGACAAGTTGTTGATGGTGTTCACCAAGCTTGCCGCAGTTGTGGCACTTCCGGCAGCAGCTGTTGCTGAACTAGCAGCATTGCTGGCCGACGTGGCTGCAGCCGACGCACTGTTGGCAGCAGCCGTAGCACTACCAGCCGCGGCGGTAGCACTTGCAGCAGCCGCAGCAGCATTGCTGTCGACCTGCAGGATCCCGGAGATGTTGTCCGAGATGGTCTGGGCGACACCGGAGGCCAGCGTCCACTTCACAAAGGTGTAGGTGTGAAGCGTCCCAGTCGACAGCAGCTGCATACCGCAGCCACTGATGGGGCTGGTGCCCGTGATGCCAGTGATGGTGACCGCAGAGCCATTGGCCCTGGTGGCATTGGTCGACGTGCCCGATCCATTCCAGGTCAAGCCACTGGCATCGGTAACTTCAACCAAGACGTCGGCATCCGGCTGGCCAGCACCATCAATAATGCCGGCATTGGGGAATGTGACCTCGGTCGCTACAACTACATAGCTGCCAACGTCATTGAGCAGATCAACGATCCTCCCGGTGACAGCAGCAGTAGTCGGGACATTGCTGTCGCCATTGACCCATGCCTCATTACTGGCGATGGTGTCGGTCGTCTTGTTCCAGGCATAGCCATCGACATACGACTTACTGGCTGCGTCCGTGCCGTTGGTGGGCGTCGGAACAACAGGGCTTGAACTGAAGGTCTTTACCCCAGAAACGCTCTGGTTGCCGGTCAGGGCGATGTACTTGCCGTCTGCCTCGGTCTCGGTGTAGTACCGGTCATCAAGGTTGTAAGAGGTCACGTTGGTGACGTGGCCTTGGCTGGTAACCGTCACATTGCGG